GTGACGACTGACGTGTGAGATTTTATTCCAATGTGTCTTCTCTTCTTTGTCCACGCCAACAATATAATACTCGTCGTCTAAAGCATCCAACAACGTCTCAACGCTGTCTACGTGTCCCGTGTTAAATGTGTATTCGGGATTTTCCTCAATGAGAGCATCACATAATTCGCCAATTTGCGATAAGACTGACGAAATATTTTTACTTACCTTATTAATTTTTACACACCTAATATGCTCACAAAACATTGCCGACATCTGTGTTGTCGGCTCACCAATACTTTGAGCTGCGATCATACCAACCATTTCTCCTGGAGCAATTAATGCTCTTTTATAAGATAATACAATTGTTTCTAAAAGGATAACTAGAGCGTTTTTATTAAATCTCTTATTAATTAATAAGTCTTTTGGAGATAAATAATAATAATACAGTACCTTGAATAATTCAGTTGGTGGAGCGAATACAATTTTCTCTAATTTTTTATAAGTTTCTTCAATAATATTAAATGCTTCTAACATTGTGATGTCAACAAGAGAATTGCTGTTTATTCCCTGCTGCCCAATAATATTTTGAATAATGTAAGCAAACGCAACAGGAACACGTACTATTTTATCAGACTTATTATTGAATACGTTTTTCACAATTTCGTTTCTCTTTTTAATTATATAATTAATGTAAAACTCACATTTGTTATTTAATTCTTCTTCTTGCTTCTTTTGGCGAGTATAAGCACTCTTAACAAACATACCGGATATTTTTTTTGTTTTTGTTTTATCGTCTATTATAGCATAGTGCGAATAAATATCCTGGATACTCATTTCGACAATTGGAAGATCTTGGTTTTCTACTTTTACTGTATCTATAGAATCATCTCCATAAGAGAATTGAACAACCTTATTCTTATTAGTTCTGATTGTCATATCATAGTTAACCATCAAATCTTCAAGACCTTTAATTAATCGTCTTTGAATATAACCAGTTGTAGAAGTCTTTACAGCAGTATCAATCAAACCAATACGACCACCCATAGCGTGGAAGAATAATTCTTGTGGAGATAGCCCATTGATATAAGAACTTTCAACAAATCCACGAGCAACAGCAGAATCATCATATTTAGTGAAATGAGGAAGTGTTCTGTGTTCAAACCCATATGGAATACGTTTACCATCAACATTCTGTTGACCTAAACAAGCTGTCATTTGTTGAATATTAATTTCAGAACCTTTGGAACCAGAATTAAACATAACAACGAAACGATTATCTTTACTTAAATTATTAAGGGCTTCTCGCCCAGCATCATTTTGTGCTTTACTGAGAATATTGTTAACCTTGGTTTCAAATTCTTCTTCATTTGTCTTACCAGAATTATTTTCGAAAACACCAATTTTAACTTGGTCAATTAAATTTTTTACGTCAGTTTTTTTATCTGTAATAATAGTTACAATTTTTTCGTTAGTTTTAGAATCAGTAATCAAATCACTTATACCAACACTGAAAGCACTTTGTTTCATATATTCAGTAACAATATTTTGTAAGTCATCAATGAATTGAGCAGAAGCCATATTACCGAAGTCATTACAAACTCTATGGATTAGTCCCTTGGTTCCAGAACCTAAGATGCCTTTATCCATTTGACCACGAATATATTTACCATCGATTATTTCAATGATATTGTTAGAAGATTCTGATTTTTCTTTATCTCCATCATAATGTTTATTTTTAACCTTTAATGATAATGGAGGTAAAATCTGTGATAAAACTTCGAAATTAGACACTTTTTCATTACTTTTTCTTTTGAGACCATCAGGATTTACACGCTTAAACATCATTAATAAGTTCATTGCGTCTTTTTGTGTAAAATCAATCCCTTCTCTTGTAAAACGATATGAACCAAGCATTGAATCTTGGTAAATACCTATAATTGATGCATTGTTAGCAGGGCTAATAATTTGATATGGTACTGCCGCTAAATTTTTTAATTCGGACTCAGATTCTGGATCCTGAGGCATATGTAAATTCATTTCCATGAATTTCCCTAAAGTTTCCAATAGGGACAGACTATACCTTAAGCATTATCAGGTTGATTAAGCCATCATATAATACCCATAACCGTCTAGTCGTTGAACCTTCTCCATTCTCTATCATAGCGAGATTAGGAGCTTGGCTGCGGATTGCCCAATCCTTTACATTTTTACCATTGGGTTCGGCTATTAACCGAGTTCTTCACTAACGTTTCCGATAGTGAGTGGTAGTAAAGGCTCTAAGGAGGTTTCCCGCAATTTGGTCATGTTGCTAATTGTGTTTTTAAATAATTTATGAATTCAATTGCACTATTTTTACTTTTATCTAATGGAATATGTATACCGCCAAAATCGGCTTTACATTTATCTATATAAACATACCAACCATATTGTTCATTGTATTTTTTCAAAGGTTTAATATATTTATCAATGTCATCATCTATTTTTGTGACATTTTTAAATCTATCGAACTTTTTATCTTTATAATAATTAATTACACCATTAGAAACACGTTTCTTGCTTTCGTCACTATGAGTAAACACACTTCCACCATTCTTTAGATTATATCCAGAGGGATACAAACTATTTAATTCTTTGATGTAGTATATTTCTCTTTCATCGGCATCTGTAATTTCACAACATTCGATTAATTCGACCACAAAATCTTCAACGCCATATTTTCGTATAGCATTATTTAAATAATGTGATTGATTTTTCTTTGTTGAGAAAGCCTCTGAAATATGACAACGAAACCTACCTTCGTGTCCATATGGTCTATATTTTTTATGATTCAATATATGAGAAACTGCTTGTCCTACATATATTTTACCATTTGATAAATTAATTATTTTATATATTTCACAATATCTTTCGGTTGGATTATCTAATGTTATATTTGATAGTTTTTGTCGGTTTGACGGTTCCATTACTATATTAACATTATTCTATTTAAGTGCTTTTGAATTTCAATTATTTATTGAAACAACTAACTAGGGAGTAACACGCTTTTAACGCTCCCTGTTGGGGACAAAATGTAATTACATATGTCTATCCCCATCAAAATCCGCATTGTATGGTTTTGTATCTGCTACATTCATTCTAAATGTATCGCCTTGCTTCATAATTTTAGCAATATGACACATCATACTCATTCTGTGAAGAGTAGGTTGTCTGTTAAACAGGATTGCATCGCCATCCATCATATGACGATGAACGATGTCCCCATCTTCAAGAACAATACTCTTTCTATCTAAATAACGCAGGGTAATGCTTTGTCCATTTTGTCTCTCTAATATTTTAGCACCAGGCCATACATCAGGTCCATTTTGTACTAATTTAGTTAAGAAAGATTTATTAATTCTGTTTACAACGATAGGCTTCGTAATATTTTTAGCAATTTTCATAGGAATACCCAATTCCCTAATAGAAATATTAGGATCGGCAGTAATAACTGAACGAGCACTAAAATCAACACGTTTAGCCATTAAGTTACCTCTCATACGTCCACCTTTTCCATTTAATCTGTCCTTAATAGACTTATAAGGTCTTCCGGATCTTTGAGCTGCAGGATTAGCACCAGGTAATTTATTATCAACCATTGAAGCAACGTGGTACTGTAACACTACTGACCAATCATTGATAATATTTTCAGGAGCATTGTTTTGTATTTTTTCTAGCAACGTTTTATTCGACTTCACAATACTTACCAAAATGTGTGTTAAATCATCTTCTGATCTTTGCTGTGCATCGTGTTTTACAGATGGTCTAACTGCTGGAGGAGGAACAGCTAACACTTGACAAACCATCCAATCTGGTCTCGACCAAATAGGACTAAACCCCATAAAGGTAACATCTTCATCTGAAATTCTCTTAAATATTTTTAATACTAGTTCTGGTGTCAATGGAATTACTATAGTAGTATTATCATCCCCTTCGGTTATATTTGAATTTGGCCACTCAGCCGATAATGAAGACATCCCCTCTTTTTTTATTTTTCTGGGTTGTAAACAACCACAACCATCTTCTGTATCCTCTCCACAACGCCGGATCCCTTTACATAATTCAGAAACATATTTCCATCTATGTTGATTTTGCATTTTTAATGCTTGTTTATATTTTTCTTTTGAAATCAATAATTTACTACATTTAAAACAAACACACCTCAATACTTTTTGAATTGTACTTAAATACTGAATGTAAAATACTGGGCGTGCTAATTCTATATGCCCAAAATATCCTGGTGTTTGCATATAATCTAAACCATCTGTTGGACAAATTAAACCAGGCTCTAAAACACCCATTCTAGGATCAAATAACCCATTAATAACTGGTTTATTTCCAAGATATGCTTCCTTGCTAGTAATTTCTGCCACAGAACCCTTACGAATTTCTTCAGGTGATAATATGCTAAACTGAATACCGATAATCTTGGAGCAATTTATATTCTTCATATTTCCAGAATTCTTAGACATTCTTCTTATATATAAACAAATAATATTTAGATTGTTTTATTTCAATTTTATTTAAAAAGATAAAATACATATTTAATGTACAATCATTTTTTATGCGTATAAAATAAACCCTTTTTTTGAATAAAAAAAATAATAAAAAATTGAATATACTTAAAAATATATACCAATATACAATAATAACAGAATGTCACGCGATACCAAATCTAAAATGTCTAAGAAAGAAACGAAGAATGCTAAAAGAAGAGAGGAAGAACCTAGAAAGAAGAAACGTAATGAAGAATCATCCGATGACGATAATTCTTTCTATACCGATGATGAAAGTGAAAATGAAATGGATGTTCAAGAATATCGTAAATTTTTAAAAAAAATATTTCCATCTAAGCATTTAGACAAAAAAATTAAAGCAGGTGATCGACTTAAAAAAGTTATAAGTGATGATGAGTCTTATGAAGATTCATATCAAGACGATGATGATGATGATGAGTCTTATGAAGTTTCTGAGGAAGTTTCTGATGAAGAGGAAGAGGAAGAGAATTGTACAAAAAAAAGAAAATTAAGAAGTGTTAGTAAGCAATTATCCAAAGAAAAAAAAGCAACCAAAAAGAAACAATCAAAGAAAGATGTAGAGACAGATGAGGATGAAGCTATTTCTCCAAAAAAATATGGAAAAAATAGGTCAACTAAAAAGAAACAAATTGTTTTAAGCGATGAAGAAAGTGGAGAGGAATTAGGATCAGAAGATAGTGAAGAAGATGATGAGGAAGAAGAAATTAGTCCTAAATCAAGTAAATTTAATATTATATTTACTATTGGCGGAAGAGGCGAAGCTGCAGATAATGATTATGATGATGAAGAAGATGAAGATTGGGAAACAGATACTGATAATGATACAGATACAAATACAGAAAACGAAGATGATCCTGTTAGTTCTGAATCAGAATCAGAAACTGAGAAGGAAGAGGAAGAAGATGAGAGGAAAGATAAACATAAACAAAAAAATAAAAAAGTTGATATTAAAAAGGATAAACGTGAAAAAGATGATAAACGTGAAAAAGAGAATAAAAATAATGATGAAGAGAAATCAACAGAACAAGATGAAATATTAATTAAAAAATTAAGGGATGTTCTTGGTGTAAAAAGTATAGAAAAAACTGACACAAATAATGAAGTTATAACTATGTTAAAGGATTTACAAACTAGAAACAAGAATAATGATTTAGTAAATGAATGTCTTAAAGTATGTGAAGCAAAGATGGAAGTAAATAAGCAAAAACAAGAAAAAAGAGAGAAAAAGGTAAAGGCAAGAAACGGACGTATATTTAAGAAAATATTGCGAGATAAAAATACAATGAATGATTTTGAATTCTACGATAAATTGGAAACTGAACAACAAAAGAAAATAATTAAGGAATTAAGAGAAATAAATAAGATCACTAGGATAGAAAAACCTTATCGCTTAACTTTGTTAGAGTCAAATATTCCAGTAATATTCAAAGCAGCTGCTATGAAAAAAATAAGTTCTCTCAGATATATGGAACCAGGATCTGGGGAATTTTATAAAATCAAAAACTGGGTAGATACTTTTATGAGAATTCCTTTTAGTGAATATAAAACATTGCCTATTAATATCAGTGATGGTGTAGATAATTGTCATAATTTTATGGCAACAGCTCAAAAAACTCTTGACGATGCTGTATATGGTCTGAATGATGCAAAGATGCAAATAATGCAAATGTTAGGTCAGTTAATAACAAATCCAAAAGCAATTGGATCGGCTATTGCTATACACGGTCCTCCCGGTACAGGAAAAACCAGTTTGGTAAAGGAAGGTATTAGTAAAATTTTAAATCGACCATTCGCGTTTATTGCTTTAGGAGGCGCAACAGATAGCAGTTTCCTAGAAGGTCACGGTTATACTTATGAGGGTTCTACTTGGGGTAAAATTGTTCAAATATTAATTGACAGTAAGTGTATGAACCCGGTTATTTACTTTGATGAATTGGATAAGATTAGTGACACTCCAAAGGGGGAAGAAATTGCCGGCATTCTTACTCATTTAACAGATACATCTCAAAATAGCCAGTTTCACGATAAGTACTTTGCTGAAATTGATTTTGATTTAAGTAAATGTCTATTTATCTTTAGTTACAATGATGAAAGTAAAGTAAATCCCATTCTTAAAGATAGAATGTATCGTATTCAAACCAAGGGTTATAATCAAAAGCAAAAGACAACAATATCAAATAATTATTTGTTGCCAAAAATCAGGGAACAGGTAAAATTTGATGTACAAGATATAATTATTCCAGATCAAACACTTCATTACATTATTGAAAATCATTGCAATAAGGAAGATGGAGTTAGAAATTTGAAGAGATGTTTAGAAATAATTTATACAAAGTTGAATTTATATCGTTTAATGCGTCCAGATTCTAATTTGTTTGAAGAAGAGATGTCTATTAAAGTTACTTTCCCATTCACGGTTACTAAAGAAATTGTTGATAAAATGATAAAGAAAACAGATAATGGTCTAAATCCATCGTTATATCATTTGTATATGTAAATTCAATAATAATTCTATTTGTATAAAAAATATAAAACAAAATTGTTATTTTTTATTTTTTGTTATGTATGTATATCAATGCCATCAGGAAGTCATGGAAAAACCAGCACCATATTTTATCGTAGAGGGGTTCCAAATAATTTCACAGATTTTGCTACAGTAGTAGCAGGAAATTATACTGTATTTCAACCAACTAGACCAATAATTAATTCACCATTCTTTCAAAAAAGTATTTCAAATTTTATAAGCGTTGCCAGATAAAAAATGTTTAGGAATGGAGCCAGTTAAAATATACTTAAAAAATTTTATATATTGTAATTATAATAATGCCTAAAATTCATAACAGTAATTTGTCTACTAATGCTATTTTTTATAGAGCAGGTATCCCCAATTCGGATAAATCGTTTGCATATCTTGCCACCCAAAATTATGCAGCGGTTAAACAAATTTACCGATACTATAAACAGAACCCAGAAAGGGGACAGTTTAAATTATTTTAATTTTTACAAATTTTTAAATAAATAATACTTATAATTTAGTGTAATTATTATTTTAACATCTACGACGATAGGTTCTTTTCTTTCTTCTTTGTGTTTTACCTTTATTTTTATGTTTATTTTTATTGGTTCTTTTACTTTTTCTATTATTTTTTCTTTTAGTTGATCCACCTCTTGTTCCTCGTTTTGGACGGGTTGAACTAGAACTAGAGCTTGATGAGATTACAGGATTCGCTTCTTTTCGTTTTTTAGAGATTGATGGAAGTGTACCATTTGTTATATAATCTTGAATTTGTTCTGGAGTTACTTCAGATTTTGTTATTGGAACTAAAATTTCGTCATATATAGATTGAGCCATTGGACCATAAAATTGTCCATATTTGATGTTCCATTCTTCAAATCCGTTACCATTTAAAATTGTTTTGTAAGCATCTTTTCTAACTTTTGTAGCAGACATAGCAGAACCAGTATCTGTAACTTCCGGTTCTATAGCTTCTACAGATGCTGTTACTGTAGCATTAGGTGCTAATCTGGATGCAGTGTTTTCGGCTGATTTTAAGACAAATGATAGTTTAGTAGCATCATCATCTTTTCCTCCAGCAATGTGTTTAATTTCTATATCTTCTAAATCGGAAATATCCCCTAATTGGGTTGATACATATTTCGATACATCGCTTGCTGGGTTTGTCATTTCTTGAATAATATAATCCGTTCCTTCAACTCCTGGTAATTTACTTACAATAAGTTGTTTTTTCGTTTCAAACGATATAGGATTATCCATAGTTCTTTTATCTCCATTTTTTTGTGCTGGACCACTTCCCAATAAAATTAATGGAACAGAATTAGAATTAGATTCCTTTGCTAAATTAACCAATTCTCGTAAAGCCGCAATATGGCCATTATGTGGTGGATTTAATCGGCCTATAAAATAAAATAAATTTTTTGATTGTCCGTTAGTTTCAGTTACATTAATTTCTTCTACATCGTATTCTTCCTCTTGACTGTTATTAATTTCATTAGCTCTTCCATTAATAAATTCTTCAAATTTACGAATTTTTTCATCGGCTTTTCCTTTTTCTTCATCTGACATATGGGAATATGGGTCTGGTTGTGATGACATCTATATATTAAAACAACATAAATATTTGTTTTAATATATTGATATGTCAACTGAAAAAGAAATATTACTTAGTATTGATAAATTAATTGATGACCTTTTAAATAATATTTATAACGCTAAATCAAATATAACATATGTAAAAAGAGCTATAAATGTTTTAGATAATAACTACTTTATAGAAGATAAAGACGATGTATATTCCCAATTAGTAAACATATTTGATAGTATTGCTGTTTCCGACTTAACACGTGTAATGACTGATTATAAAAATATTGTTGAACATAAGCTAAACAATATTTGTCAACACGAATGGATTGATGATAATATAGATATTGGTCTGGATACTTCTCAGACTATTACTTATTGTAGATTATGTGAATTATCTAAAAAAAATTAATATTCAGAATATGGTACATTATTTGATCCACGTTCTCGCAAGTAATTATATTGGTCGACTGTCATACATGCGCATCCCATACTAGAAGAATAAGAATTGGGGCAACATTCGGGAGCAAAAGGTGTAGTAGCAAAAATATCTAATTCGTCTTTAGGTAAAGGAATTGGCTGTTTAGGACGATCCCAAATAGCCTTAACACCCGCATCAGGTCTAGATCCAGGACTGTATGTCAATGTTGGCATAGACCATGTAGAAGGGTTCATTATATAATCAGGGGTTTTAGCACCAGCGAATTCTGGTCCATAAGCAGAGTTATTATATCCTACAAATCCCTCAGTAGTGGTAGTGGTTGTAGTTCCATTGGAAGTAGTTCCATCAGTTGTAGAAGTAGTTCCATCTGTTGTAGAAGTAGTTCCATCTGTTGTAGTACTAGGATTATTATTGTTATAAACTCCTACAGCGACAGCTTTTTTACCAGGAGTACCGGTAAGACCCTCTTTCATCATTTTCATTCCCTCCATCATACTAACCTTACTACATCCACATAATAAATGACCAAACATAATCCAAAACACAACAACAATAAGGATTAAAATTTCCAATCTAAATTTATATGAACCAATAGAGATTTCCATATTATACATATTCTTTAGATAATATTTTTATTTAATTCCAAGATAGAATCGATATTGTAGTTATAATCAAAATGAACAACAGGCCCAATTTCAAATTTTCCATTAGAAACTAACAAACTATATAGTTTTTCATTTCCTAAATTATTGTCATTTAATTCAACAATTCCATATACAATTCCTCCGGTTGACAAATTGTCTCCTATATTAATTTCTTTAATAGGCTTTTCTTTTTTCAATAATTTTATTTTTGTATCAGGATGATATCCTTTATCTACCATTTTTGATATATTTTCTGTTTTATTAATGGATTTGTAATTCAATAAAAACTCTAAAGAATCATCGTAAACTTCATCCCAATCAGTAAGTATTATATTATTCAAAAGTATAGTTTTTGTACTAGTATTTAAACAATATAAATATGGTTCAGTGTAATTATCTAATTTTATTGCTTCCGGATGATCTCTAACATATATCCATTTATCTTTGTATTTTATAACGTGACTTTCGCTAATAATAATATCGTTCAAGTTATACATATCAAGATATTTTGATGTTATTTTTATTTTAGAAGTAATAACAGCTCCATCAATTAATACATCTTGTGGCTTCAAATCTTCAATAAATTTATAACTTTTATCAAACATTTCAAATCTGGTTTTCTTATCAAAACATCTTAGCTTAGGAATAGCAGAGGATTTAATATGAAGAACTTCTGCCATAAAATATACAATAATAGATAATGGGACAGCAATTGCTAAAAAAACAGCTGTCATAGAAGCGGCAGCTGGCCATGTAAATGGCATAATCCATAATCCAACAATTATAATTACCAATGCGATCAATACTTTTACAATTAATTCTAAAATAGCTCCCATTAAAGCCTGTAATGTATAATATGTTCCTAACATTGTATATAATCCTCCAGTCATAACTCCCTGTATTTTTTGGAAGGTATCCATCAATGCTATAAACATTTTCTGAATAGGTATCATTACATTTAAAATCCTACTTAAAATGTCTTGTGCGAAGAGTTTGATATTGTTTCTTAGTTTATTGAGCACCTCTCTTATTTGTTGAATAGAAGTTGATACTGAAGAAAATACCTTTGTTAATGAATTAATCATAAATTGAAATGGTTCCAATGCGTATCCGGTTATATTAGTTAATATATTTTGAACACAATATTGAAAATTATCGTTAGTATATTGAAATGCGGTAGTTCCTTCAGGATGTGTTATTAGTCCAGCAAAAGCTATATTTTGTGGTTTGCATCTTTGATTTACCCAATCATCTGCAATTGATTCTTTTGTTTGCATAACTTTACAATAAGAAAAAACCAAAAATACAAATAATGTAATAAAAATAAAAATCATAACAGAATTGCCATATAAATCAAAATAGGATAAAGAATCATATGTTTTATTTATAAATTGAGATGTTGTTTTCATATCTATTTGAATATTTTTGTTATTATCCATATACTATAAATGGATAATAATAAAGAATTATTTCTTAATTTACATATTAGATTATTCAATAATTAATTTATTTTGATAAATGGAGGCATTGCTAGTTCATCATCTTCCCAATCCCAGAATAATTCGTTGTCTATTGGGATACGTCTATTAGTTGTAATTAAACATGAGAAATAATCAATAATATGATCTTTTTGTATTGTGGAATTATTATAGTCTTTTACTTGGATCCATTTGTTAGTTTCTTTGTCAAATATAAAGTGTTCTCCAGTTACTAATATATCTTGTTCTTCGCCTTTAATTTTATATAGTGGTTCTTTCTTAGTATTATCTACTTTTAAAACAGCAAATACTTTTCCTCCATCAGGCAATTCTGATCCTAAAGGTATATTTTCCATTGTATATTTTTTTCCGTTGGAAAGTGTTATGTAAGTGTTTGGATGAAAGCAAGATCCAATTGCTTTGACTAGTTGCCCTGGTGGTCCAGACCATGCGCTATTCATTGTTTTAATTGAACCGTCTAAAACATACATAATTGTTACAACAATACCAACCATTTTTCCAACCATATCTTTAATACTGATAATGATCTTTTGAAATTCAACAATCAAATTTAAAAATACACCGAATACATTTTGTATAATTTCAGAAACGAAACTTCTTATAGAGCTAAACATACCACGAATATTATTAATTGATTCGTTAAAACCACTACTAATAGATGTTAAAGATGATACCATATAATTTAGTGGTTGAAGGAAATAACCCATCATATTAGTTTGTGTATTTTGAACACAATATGTAAAGTCCTCAGAAATATTCTCTGAAAAAACCCAATAAGGAGGATTACACCTATATTTTGGCCAATTCTCCTTTATTTCCAAGGCAGATTTAAAATACATCATAACTGCTATTTGGGCAATAAAACCTAAATTAACATATATTAGATTTAAATAATTATTCATTGTTGGCATAGTCTATAATATTATTATATATATTTATTTTCTTATTTTAAGCGTTACAAAATTAATGACGATACCTTTTTGTTTTTCTTTTTCTACTTTTTTTTCCTCTTCCTCTTCCTCTTCTTCTTCCTCTTGATTGTTTCCCTCCACTTAAACATCCCCATACTGGCCACGAACCACCTCTAATTCTTTTTTTAGAACCACCTGTTGAAGTTCCTGAGTAAAGTGCTTGCTGTTGAGCTTGTAAAGCAGCAGTATCTGATGATGTTTTAGCGTTATCAAAAGTAGAACCTGTTTGTTGATCTTGAGCCACCTTAGTCAACTGTGTATAACTATCTTGAGTTGCGCCTTTATTAACAGCATATGATGGTGGATTAGGAACTTGCATTACTGGTACAGCTCCACCTCTCATTTTTCTTTTAAACCCTCCAGTTTTAGCAAGTGCTGTTTGGGATTGAGCTTGTTGTTGTTGTATTTTAATACCAGCATCATTAATACTTGTAGATCCCGCAGGCATTGGAGGCAATATTTGTGGAGGAACTGCTGTAGATGGAATAATTATTGGTTTACTCATTATAATATATAGTAATATAATTTTATAACCAGTATAAATAATATAATAAGTTATAGCTTAAAAATAGTATTCTAAATTAACAATATAATGGACGATAATCAAAGACTTCATTTACAAAAAATGATATCGGTTAACAATGTAGACGATAACACTGATTTGATTAGACAACTTAAACATAGTCATGTTTTACGCGATGATGTAAATAATTTAATAATGTTAAAAGTAAAATATCAAGATGACCCTGATTCTCTTCATTTAGAAGGTATGACTGAATGTAATTTTTTATTTACTTATTACACTGATATATACAATAAAATCAGAAAAGACGAGATTGATTTAAAAGTGTTGTTTCAAGCATTGGATGTATTAAGAGATATTGAGGATGGTAAATTAGATCAACACGATGGAGCGTATCAATTTGGTTTACTATTAAGAAAAATATATGTAGATAGTGCATTAAAAAAGGCAGAAAAATTAAACACAGAAACTGGTGAAAAGGAGAAAGAATATAAGGGTCCCCAAGTGAATGTATCTTGGTCTGAATTTAAGAAAATGCAAGGTAAGAAGGATTAATGTATTCTAAGAAGATTTTATATTATCATTTAATTCAAAGGTAACCCTATATGGAGTTTGTTCTACAATAGATAATGATATCTGCATAATTGTCTCAAATGTATCATTATTAACTAACATTTTCAATTTATTCAAGCATTCTGTTGCTAAATATATTTGTTTTTGTATAGAATAATCAATAAAATTACTAACAAGTGTTTCTAATAGTATATCGTTATTTAGATATTTTTCGAGTATACATATTTTATCGTGTTCTCTATAAATATATACTACAGTTGATTTATGCTTATCCATTTTAATATATTTGATTAAATATGTTAAAATATTTTCAATTTTATAAAAATAACAAAACAATTATTTATTAATAACGGTTTCTTTTACGATATTTTTAATAATTTTATTATAATTTTTGTTAGTTTCTTCTTGACTTGATCCAGACATAGCTTCGCTAACTATTTTTAAATATCTGTCATTTTGTTTAGATTCATAATCATTGTATTCTGGGTGTTCTTTCGTCCATTCACTAATTTGTTTCATATTTTTATGAGCAACGTGTTTTATAGCGTTTGTTAGCAAAGTTTTATCATCATCATCTTTATTCCATTGGTTATTATCTTTAATGTATAGTGTTTCTCTTTTTGAATCAGAACAGTGAACAGGTCTATTATTAAAATCCAAATCTTTTAATCCATTAATAAAAATTTTAGAAATCCCATCAGCAAATCCAAGTCTTCCTGTTTCTTCTAGATCTTTTGTTCCAACATTAAGTTGTTTAACAAAATCCATAATATTTAAAGCATCTTTACATGTTTCATTCAAGTATAAACTGAGATTAAAGCTGTTATTATTACTATTATTATTATTATTGTTACCAACGTTTTTAGATAATTCAATCATTTGTTTATTTTGTTCTATAATGAGTTGTTTAAATTCCGAATTCTCTTTCATTAAGTATTGGATAAGTTCTTTGGCTTCGGTTTCTTTAATTTTAGTTTCAGAGGTCTTATTAGTTTCTTTATTACTTTCACATTTTTGTTTATGTTTCCATAAACCAGAACGATTTTTAAATTCTTTATTACAATTACAACACGAATATGTAACATAGCATAATTTTGGCATAATTTGGTTTCCAAAAGTCGATAAAACGTTTCCTTGAAGGTGATTTTGGTGTTTATCAGAAGCACAGTGATTTGTATAACTACTTTTTTTAGACGTTCCATAGTCACATTTTTCACAGTAGAATTTTTGGCATATTTTTGGCATAATTTGGTTTCCTAAAGTTTCCATATATAATGTATATACAATTTTTTAAGTAATTTTCGAAAAAAAGTATCATCACAAATCAAAACTTACTTTTTCTGTGATTGTGAGCATTATGGTCTAAAAGTCCCAAAAAATGACTATATTTCAAGACTTTTTTCAGATTTTCGATTTTGGACATTTTTAAAATGTCCATTTTCCAAAACCCCCAGGACTTTTGTTTCTACTTTCTCACTTTTATATATATTATCCTTAAAGGTACTTAAAGAGAATTACTTAGTCTTTAAGTACCCTTTTAATATATATTATGAAACTATCAATCTAAATCACATATAAAAAAATAATAAAGGTAAATTTATAAGATATATTACCGATAAAATGCCAAATTCACTTGTTATTGTTGAATCTCCAGCAAAATGCAAAAAAATAGAATCTTATTTGGGGCCTGGTTATAAAGTAATAGCTTCATTTGGTCACTTACGTAATATTTCTGGTCTTGAAGCTATTGACATTAAAAACGAGTTTAAAACAACATATTCTGTTATTCAAGAAGATCTTAAACTGAAACAAATTGAGAAAATTCGTTCAGAAATTTCCAAATCATCAGAAGTAATCATAGCTACTGATGATGATCGCGAAGGAGAAGCCATTGGATGGCATATATGTGACTTATTTGGCCTCTCTATAACTAACACAAAACGTATTATTTTTCACGAAATTACTGAAACAGCTATTCAATCCGCTATTGCTCATCCAAAAAGAATAAATATGAATATCGTTAATGCTCAACAATCAAGACAGATTTTGGATTTGTTAGTTGGGTTCAATATTTCTCCTATTTTATGGAATTGTGTTTCTAAAACACATAATGCTAGTTTATCTGCTGGAAGATGTCAAACACCCGCTCTAAGATTAGTTTATGAAAATTATTTAGACATTAAATCATCTCCTGGCAAAATTGTTTATAACACAACCGGTCTATTTACAAACCTAAATTTAACATTTGAACTTAACAAACAATTTATAAATGCTGACGAAGTTAGAGACTTTTTAGAAAAGAGTAAAAGCTGGGATTTTTTATGTAGTACTACATCCCCTAAAAAAGTAATTAAAAAGGCGCCTGAACCGCTTACTACATCTAGTCTACAACAATTAGCTTCTAACGAACTACACATTTCTCCAAAAGATACTATGAAATATGCACAACAACTATATGAAGCCGGATATATAACATATATGCGAACTGATTCCAAAAAGTATAGTAACGAATTTATAGATAATGTAAAAAAATATATTATAAATGCTCACGGAGAAAAATATATTAGTCAAAATATTGATAGCCTTATTGTTGGAAACAAAACTGATTGTGAACCAAGTAAAAAGACTATTGCCCAACAAAAAGGGATACCTGCTCCCCAAGAAGCACACGAAGCTATTAGACCAGTAAATATAAATATTAAAGATCTTAATATTCAAGATTCTACAACTGAATTACTAGCCAAATCAATTAAACTTTATGAACTTATTTGGAAAAGAACGTTAGAAACTTGTATGCCTTCAGCGCAATATAATTCTGTTAGTGCAAAAATAACAGCACCTGTAGATAGTGAATTTGTTTACAAAACGGAACAACCTATTTTTCTTGGTTGGCAAATTGTAGATCTTTCAAAGAAAGAAAAAGATGAGATAGAGAATAATAAAAATTATCAATATATCACTACTTTAAAACAAAATATTAGTATGCCTCCTAAAAAAATAGATTCTAAATTTACTATGCATGAATTAAAGTCACATTATACAGAGGCTAGATTAGTTCAATTACTCGAAGAAAAAGGTATAGGTAGACCATCTACTTTTGCATCTCTTGTAGATAAAATTCAAGAAAGAAAATATGTTGAAAAACAAAATATTACTGGTAAGGAAATCGAGTGTATTGATTTTTCGTTGAATAATACTCTAATTACAGAGACCACTTTAAAAAGAGAATTTGGTAATGAAAAGAATAAGTTGATTATTCAGCCTCTAGGAATAATAGTAATTGAATTTTTATTAGGTAAGTTTGATGCATTCTTTAATTATGATTATACTAAACGAATGGAAGATAGTCTAGATCTTATTGCTAATGGTAAAACCAATTGGGTCTCTTTATGTGATACGTGTTTCAATGAATTAACGCATATTATGAAAGACTTAAATGATCTAAAAAAATTTAGTATAGAAATTGATAAAGAACACACTTTAATTATCGGAAAACATGGGCCGGTTGTAAAATGTATTAATTCAAAGGATCCAAAAAAGGTTACCTTTTTGGCTGTAAAGAAAACTATAGATTTAGAAGAAATTAGAAAAATACCTAATTTGTCTTTATCGGATGTTATTGATAATACAATTGTAAGTAAAGATGCTATTGGTAAATATAAAGGCCAGGACTTATTTATTAAAAAAGGAAAATATGGTGTTTATGCTCAATGGGGAAATGAAACAAAGTCACTAAAAGAAGAATTCACAAATTCTCCAATTGAACAATTAGAATATATAGATGTAATTCGTTATTTAGATAAGGATACTATTTTAGATCCATCAAAACCAGTTGGTTTCGTAAGAGAGCTAAATAAACATATAAGCATAAGAACTGGGAAATATGGAGATTACATTTTTTATAAGAAACCACGAGCAACAAAACCTGAATTTTTAAAATTAAACGGCTTTGATAGTGATTATAAAAAATGTGATAAAATATTAATTTTGAATTGGATAAAACAAACATATAATGTGGAATAATTTATAATTTATAATTTAAGAAAATTTACTACTATATCCCTGTGTTTGTCCTAAATCGAAAGCATTTCTAATGCTATATGATCGTTCTTGTTGTGGTTTCAACAAATTAAATTCAAGCATAAATGTAAATTGGAATTGCCCGAATTCGCATATCTGACCATTATGATATCTGAACCTAAATTTTAATTTGCTTATTCTTTCGGCGGGAGGATTCCAATACTTATATGGTCCCATATCATTATCAAACCATTGTGAAATAGGAGTTGTGGGAACTGGTATTTTAGCAAAAGCAGAATTAACTACACCATTTGTCTGATTGTTATGAGTCGTATATTCAGACAAATTCCATGGAGATGTTTCATCTAAACAATTCATCCCTTCTACTTCCATATAAATATATGGAGCTCCCATAAAGCTGATCTTATAAGGTGCTTGTAAAAAATAAACTGTTGCTTGTGGTGCTCCTGGAAGTAGCCAATAACCATTATCTCCACTACCCTCACTGGTATCTCCATAATAAAATCTAGGAACTTTTTGTTGAGGAAGTGAAGAATCCAATACACCAGGATTTAATTTTAACAATATAGCTTCATCTGCACTATATGAAGGAGCGGGGCATCTGCTAAATCCTAAATAAGCAGGTAGACCCCAATTAGCATATTCAGGTAACTCCCTTCTTCTGATACACGCTTGGGTTATTATATCTTTTTCATATAAATAAATAGAATCATTTGTTAGTACAAATTTATCAGCAGTATTGCCGAACCATAATTTTTGTTGAACAGTGTTATAAACAATGTTAAATCGGTTGTATTCTTTAAACGTACTAGCTGCTACAGGATAAAGGGCTGTGTTTGCGGGGACAGCTAAAAATAATTTTATTTTGTTACTAATAACTTCGTTAAATTTATTTGTTAGTTCAATTGCCATTTGAGTAGGATTGTAAAACCCAGATTCAATTATAACAAAGTTTTGAGCGTCTACTTCATTTGGAGCATTGGAAATAGCATATAATGCGGCAAATATACCTTCAAGTAAAGGATCGCTAATTCCGAATTCTCCTGGGTTATACAAGTCAATAAATTTAAAAGTCATAGTAATGTTATATGTGGGTACGGAAAAGACATTATAATTGGCAGGAAATGACCAAGAATATAAACGAGCAGATGCTACATTTAAATATTCTTGTGGTAAAAAAATTTCAAATTCTGATGAACTAGGAAATTTAGCGAAATCTCTATCCTCTGAATGAATAGAAATATATTTTTTTTCATAGAAGTATTGATTTGAATTTGGAATAATTGGGTGGTTATTGAAAGTGTTGAAGCTCATATAATTTATAAGTATATATTTATTTAAATAAATATTTGTTTAATGTATATAATGTCAGGTGCTAATTATGGCGGAAGACAACCAAATAATTCCGCTTATATTAAAAATTTCTATTACGGAACACCGTCTAATTTATGGACTGTAATACCGTATACTAAGGCTGATGGTACAATAGTATCAGTTATAACTCCTACAACTAGTAAAATTGAAAATGTATATATACCAGGTGACCTCTATGTAGACGGAAATATAATAAGCCCATCAGATGTAAATTTAAAAAATCATATAGAAACAATAGATACAAATAAGGTAGATAAATTATTGAACTTAAATACAAGTCAGTTTACATTTAAAAATGATCCATTAAGCAATATCCATTATGGATTTATAGCTCAGGAATTTGAAAAAGAATTTCCTGAATTGGTTACTATTAAACCAGACAAAAATTTAGCAAATATAAAAGCTATAAATTATTTAGAAATAATACCCTTGTTAGTTAATAAAATACAAATAATGCAAAAGGAAATAGATGAATTAAAGGCAACAATAAATGTTACAAATAACAATACAAAGTAAAAGTAAAAAAATTATAGATAATTATATATCTATATATTAATTATCATGTTTAATAAAGATGAATATAAAAAGGTAATCAATGTCCCTTTGGCTGTAATTATTGCATCATTTTTAACAATAATAATAACAACTGGAATGACAGATACAAATGGATTATCTGCACTAATAGGCGGATATAGTGGATTATTATTGGGAATAATTTTTATTTTAATATTGAATTATCCGCCCACAAATTGGCTGGATATGTTTCCGTTTTTAACGGTGATTGTTATTGTATCTATATTAATAGCATACTTAAGTAAATATTTTGATCAAATAGCAAGAGGGGAAGTATCTAGTTATTATGGATCTTTTTCCATATTGTCTACAATTTTTTTAGCAACACAATTAATAATATTATTTTCGGCAATGTTTAGTAAAAATGGAGACCCAAATGCTAAATTATTATCAGATAAAACATTTGCACTGTTGTCACTATTTGGTGTTATAAATTTAGTTATAGTAATTACGATAGGTATAGTTTTACATTTCTATTCAACACAAGGATAAATAATAATTAATAAATAATAACCTAATATTATTATTTATTATAATGATTAATGGATATTTATAAACTTATATGTTAACCCGTAATCAGTTTCAGTCTCCCATATTCCAGCAATTTTTAACAAAAAATTAGTATTTATTTTATCATATGAGTCAGAAAACACTTTAATATTACCATTTCTAAGTTGTTCGTAAATTTTGTATTGTGGTATTTTGCCATTTATATTTATTTTTTTAAGTAATCCCTCTTCAATACTTCTTATTTTTTCTAAAATATCTCTGTGATAATTAATATCAAAAGTACATTTAAATTTATTATAATATTTATCTACAGATGTATGATTAATATTTATATTAATATAAATACCGTTTAAAATGAATAATGGGGTTGAATATAATATTCGAATAAAATTACCTTCATTCATAATATTATTTTTAATAGGATCACAAAAATAAACATAGTCTTCATTATATTGGTCAATATTTTTAACGATATTCATTATCATTACTTAGATTATAGATATGTTTTTAATATATTAATTAACAGTATTACTTGTAAAATTATGTATGTTTTAATAATTTTACAAGTTTATGAAATAAAGAATAAGTAATATGTAATAATAATGAAGTTTCTCGAGACACATTTTGAAGAATATGTAAATGCTATTGATAAAATTAATTTACATCCTAAATTAGAAAAAACGTTTTCTATGTTTCCTAGTTCATTGGATAAATTAGGAAATTTAATATTTTATGGTCCTAGTGGAGTCGGAAAATACAGTCAAATGTTACATTCTATAAAAAGGTATAGTCCTTCAGATCTAAAGTATGAAAAAAAATTAAGTCTAACATATGATAAGAAACAATACTTTTTTAAGATTAGTGACATTCATTATGAAATAGATATGTCTTTGCTTGGATGTAATTCTAAGCTTTTATGGCACGATATTTATCAACAAATTGTAGACATTTTATCTGCTAAAAATGGTAAGAGTGGTATAATTGTATGCAAGGATTTTCATAATATTCATAGCGAACTATTAGAAAATTTTTACAGTTATATGCAAGACAATAACGCTAGTGCGCTAAATATTAAATATATATTATTAACAGAAGAAATTAGTTTTATTCCTGATCCAATATTAAATTGTTGTGAAATTATAAACGTATCGCGACCAACTAAGATATCTTATTCTAAATGTTCTAAAGAAAAATTACCGAGTGATCTTAAGATAGAAAATATAGTAAATATAAAATATTTACACGCGAATGTTAACGAATTAATGTATCCATATAAAATAATTTGTGATAAAATAATGAAGGAAATGATAGAAATAGATGAGATGAAGTTTTTAAAGTTTCGTGATTTATTATATGATATTTTTATTTATAATTTGGATATAACTGATTGTATTTGGTATATACTAACAAGTTTAATACAAACAAAAAAAATAAAAAAGTCAGATATATCGAAAATACTTCTGAAAACATTTGTTTTTTTAAAATATTATAACAATAATTATCGTCCTATTTATCACTTAGAGAGTTATTTGTTTTATTTAACTAGTATAATACATGAATACAAACTATAACGATAAAATAAATATACAATCAGCATTGGATGAACTAGAGATATCATTTGACGATATTGAACTAACAAATTTGGATCAAGAATATATTAAAAAGAAGTACCATAAATTAGCGTTAAAATGGCATCCAGATAAAAATAACGATGAAAACTCAAAAGAAAAATTCCAAAGAATAAATGAAGCATACGATTATTTGTCTGGTGAATTACGTATAATCAATGGACAAGAAAATTCAAATACTTCTGATACATTTGTTAGTTCATCTACTTCAGAAGACTCAAAAATGTATATGAATATATTGAGTACATTTGTTTCTTCAATATTTGGGGAGGCTATAAAAGGTTCTTATAATGATCTTTTTACGAGCATTATAAAAGAAATCGTTACAGGATATAATGTATTAACATTATCATATTTGAGAAAACTGTTTGAAGATGTGGATAAAAATAAAGCAATTGAATTATATCAGCTATTGTATAAGTATAAGGATATATTGTATATTGGAAATGAAACATTAGAATTTGTTAGTTTGATTGTGAAAGAGAAGTTACAACAAGGTAAAGAAAATGATAGAGTTTTTATATTGAAACCTTTAATAAAGGATTTAATGGATAACAATATTTATAAATTATATGTAGACGATCAATTGTATCTTGTGCCATTATGGCATAACGAGTTATATTTTGACGCAAAGGACGGTTCAGAAATAATAGTATTATGCCAGCCTAAGTTACCGGAACAACTAACAATAGACGATAATAATAATATTTATTATGAGAAACATATAAAATTGGATGCAGACTTATTATATTTAATAAAAAATAATAAATTTGTTAGTATAGAAATAGGAGAAAAATGGTTTTCTATTCCTTTGGACAAGTTACAATTAAAAGAAGAGCAATTATATAAATTCAAAGGGCAAGGTATATCTAGAATTTTAGAAAAAGATATTTATAATGTTAGTTATAAGTCAGATATTATAGTGAAAATATTACTTATGTAAACTGTACATAAAATTAAATCCTTCTTTTGGTTCAGTATCGAATTTAAATAGTTTAAAAGCTAGTTTTAATGTAGCACCAAATATTTTACCTATAATGAGATAATCTGTTCCCCAAAACTTTGAATTGTCTGTTTCTGGGAAAGGCTGATAACATAGACATTTATTATACATATATTTTTTTAAATTAAGTTTATAAATTGATTCACCTAAAAAAACATCCCAATCCCAAATAAGGGTTTGATCGTAATTTAATAATTTTTTTATAAATTCATATGAATAAATGACAGAATGTGCTCCTATACCACTAATTACCATTTTATGATTACCAAATTTATTTGTTGTAATAACAGGTATAACACCTAAATAATAAATATAATTTTCTTCATTTTTTATAAAATTACAAATATCATTAGTAATATTTTTATCTAATAATTTTTCATCACAAATAAAATCATCTTCAAAAATTATAATATTTTTAAATCCATTATTAGAAGAGTGCTTGAAAATAGTTAAATAAGCATCAACTAGATCTAATGGAGGTTTAGTAATATAATCTTGTTTTTTAACTTTTTTGTATCCTTTATTATGTAAAATATATACTTTGTTAGTTGTTTTGAATTCTTTAATTTGTTCTAAAATATTTTCATATCTACCATTGCCTTCTAAATGTATAACATAAGTAGCATTAACAATATTGTTGTCAAATAAACTATTTTGATTTTGAATTAATTCAAATGTATATGCATCATTGTTTATAATCGACTCCATAGTATATTATAATATTAATATTAATATTAATATTAATATTAAAATATTATATCTAGTATATATATGTCTAATATACATATAGTAACTGTTGCTACAAAACCAGGAGGGTATTTAAAATGGTTAGAAGAATCATGTATAATAAATGGAACAAAATTACTTGTTTTAGGAATGGGAGCAGAATGGAAAGGATATATTACTAAGTATTTATTAATGAATGATTTTTTAAAAACTATACCAGAGGATGATATAGTTTGTTTTGTAGATGCATATGATGTTTTGATGGTTCAGCATATAGATAAATTAAAAGAAAAATTTTTAAATATTACAGAAAAAACTAATTGTAAAATTATATGTGCTATAGATCCAGGAGACAAAGAATTCTTAAGCAGATGGTCTTTTGATGTTTCAGATGGTAACAAATTAATAAATTCAGGAACATATATTGGTTATTCAAAAGAATTAAAAGTATTTTATAATTGGACTCTAGATAAATATCATAATGATAATTCATTAGTTGATGATCAATTATTATTAAATACATATTATAAATTATTTAAAAATAATATTATTATAGATAATCAACAACAGTTTTTTTTATGTGAAAAAACTGCGTTTCATGAAATAAAAGAAAAAGATGATTATGTATTTTTACATAGATGTGCTAATGTTGATATGGTATTAACATTAGTGTCATATAATTATAATATTAGTATAAATGAAATAATAGAATTAAAAATAATAGACTTACCAATTTGTATAGATAAACTTATACACCATACTAAAAATACTTTTTTTAACATAAAAAATAAATAATAAAGTAGTACACCATATACAGAAATCTATATATAAATTTTTAAAAATATAGCTATTTATATAGTGCAACCGGAATAAAATAATTGTATAAGTATATAATTATTTTATAAGTTTAAACGATAAGTATTATTATCTATATTTCTATCAAATAAACTATTTACATTTTCAATTAGTTCAAATGTAAATAGTTTATTTAATATGTAATAATAATAATAATAATGGTATTTTAAAACTCTATTGAAATTATATTTTCATCTACTGTATATATAGAATGTAAAGTATCATATATTTTTTCTAATGGTTTAAAATTAAAATGAAGTAAATTATCTATACATTTACTGATATTTTTATCGTGTGAATTTATGGTTATACGGTCTATCTTTTTATCAATAATTGAAGATAACATATTTGTAACATCCATTTGTTCGCAATAATTTATAATTTTTATATCATCATTATTATGCCTAAAAAAATAAGCATTATATGTATATCCAGTTACATTTTTACCACTAACATAATTATTAATCATATATCCTCCTAAACAATAACCTAAATATAACTTATTGTATTCAGAGTATTTATTGTTAATAAAGTTAACTACCTTTTTTACCCTAAATATATATTCTTGAAATAATTCATTTAATTTTATAAGGTTTAATGAATCTAATTTATAAAACCCAAAAAAGACATTATCTATCCCATCAAAAACAACTATTATTTTTTTTTTATTTTCATTATAATAAACAAATATATATTTATCACATAATTCTACATCACATATATATTTTAAATTGTTTAAAAACCTATTATTATGTCTGTCATTATCTGTTTTATCTTTATTCCAACAATTAAAATATTTCATTAATTTGATCATATAAATTTTATCGGTCTCCATAGTATATTATAATATTAATATTAATATTAATATTAATATATTCAAAATATACATATAGTAACTGTTGCTACAAAACCAGGAGGGTATTTAAAATGGTTAGAAGAATCGTGTATAAGAAACGGAACAAAATTAATTGTTTTAGGAATGGGAGCAGAATGGAAAGGATATATTACTAAGTATGTATTAATTAATGATTTTTTAAAAACTATACCAGAGGATGATATAGTTTGTTTTGTAGATGCATATGATGTTTTGATGGTTCAACATATAGATAAATTAAGAGAAAAGTTTTTAGAAAAGACTAGAAACTCGAATTACAAAATGATATGCGCTTTAGATGTAAGAACACTAGAAGAACTACTAAGTAAATATCTGTATGAGAAAAGATTTAATATTAAAGAGGGTAATATAGGAATTTGTTCTGGAACATATATTAGCTATGTTAAATTTTTAAAAGAAGCATATGATTGGATGTTAGAATATAGTAAAAACATAAATGAATTGGATGATCAGTATTTGTTAAATACTTATTATGAAATAAAAAAGGATGAAATATATATAGATAATTATAGTAAATTATTTAAAACAGAATGTTCAACTATTTTTAAATATAATGATACAGATGATTATGTATTTTTACATAGGGCTTATAATACTGAGATGATAACTGTATTGATACATTATGGTTATAATAACATTAGTATTGAAGAATTATGTGAATTGTTTACGACTTCGTTAATTAGTCAAACCAAAAAAAACCTATACAATATTCAAGAGTTTATTAATAAATTAACAAATTAATTTTATTTTTAAAAAGTTATACAGAACTACAAATTAATTGGGACATATAAGTATTTTAATATCGTAATCAGTACGAAATTAAAAAAGAGTTTACAAAAGCATAAATAATATTTTTATAGTTTTCAGTTTTGTTTATTTATTTAGGAGATTAGTTTATTTTTATAATTTATTTTCTAAAGTTATATATTAAGGCAATTCAACAACATTTTTAAGCATCAGTCTTCTTACGAACAATCTTCTTCTTAGGTTTTACTTCCTCAACAGTATCTAGTGCTGCTTCTTGCACAGTCTCTTGTACTGGTTCTTCAACAGGAGCAGGAGCAGCAGGAGGGTTACGACGAACAGGAACAGCAGGAATTTCTCTCTCATCATCTGAATCTTCAACAATAGTGGTTGACGCGCCATCAGGATCAATATCGTCTTCTACAGGAGGCAATGCCTTCATCATCTTAACATCAGATGCCTTAGGCTTCAAGAAACAAGTACCTTCCATAGATTGCTTAGGTTTCTGAACAATTGCTTGCTTCAAATTCCAAGTGATAGAAATCTTACCATTTACAAACCAAAGACCACCACATTGTAGTAAACAGATTACGTGAGTCTTAGGCTTCAAATATTCAAGAGGAGATAAATGAGTGTTAACCTTTCCGTTAATGTATAAAGGCACTCCATCTTCATCATAAATCTCAGGCTTCCAAACACCAGACCATTGTGGGATCTTAACAGTTAGAGTAGGAGGCTTATTCTCATCAATTTCTGAGGAACCCTTAGACTTCTTAGGATGACGCAACATCACATTAAACTTTTCATCAATAACCTCAGAACTCTTGATCTCCTTTCCGAACCATTCCTTAGAATTAGCCATTGCATCAGCCTTAATCTTTTGTTCCAAGTTTCTCATTGACCTTAAGAAAGCCTCCGCATCAGCATTAGTATACTCAGAACTAGGAAACTGTAATGACATAGTCCACTTACCAGTAGGCTTTCCAGTTCCTTGCTCTTGACCTTCCTGAGCACCCCAAGTTAGCATAAGAGGAGTAGATAAAGTAAGAGATTCCTTGAAATGTTTGTTATATAAATTCACTACCTTTCCACCCGAAGCGTGAGCTTTAGGAGCGGAATAAGAGAACACATTAATATCAATATTAGTACCGTCAACGATAGAGTCAGTCATTCTGTATGTATACAATATATACAGGTGTTATCTTTAAATCAATTTTTTTTTTAAATATAAATTCGTTTCAAAAGCTTAATAAGTGCGTGTATCCCAAGATCATAAAAGGAGACGATTTTATATATTTAATTAAAATAATACAAAAACATTATTATATATATAATATATATATAATATTATGATCCATTCTACTAATGATGAAAATCAAGATAAGACTAAAAAGGATAACAATGTAAACGAGTATTTTAGTGAAATTTGCGATAATATTTCAAAAAAAATACAAACACCAAAAAAATTAGAAAAACTCGAAACTGAAATTTTATATATTCCCAGTTTTAAAGACTCAGAATTATTGTTAAAATATAATTATAATATCCAACAATTAAAATTAATAGCAAAAACTTATAAACTAAAACTAACAGGAAATAAATCACAATTAGTTGCAAGAATTTACTCACATTTATATTTATCATGGTCTATTATTAAAATCCAAAAAATAATTAGAGGATGTCTCCAAAGAAAATATAACAATAGCCACGGTCCTGCTTTTAAAAATAAATCATTATGTACAAATACAATAGACTTTTTATCAATGGATGAACTAACAAATATACCAAATGAACAATTTTTTAGTTTTAAAGACGAAGATGGGTTTATATATGGATTTGATTTAGTATCACTTCATAATTTAATATATAAATGTAATGGTGCTGTAAAAAATCCGTTTAATACAAAATCCATTAGCTCAAAAGTAATTGAAGATTTCAGATCATTGTTAAGAATTAGCAGAGTACTAAAAATTAATATTTGCACCGATATGTCAGACCTATCAAATGATGTATCTGATAAAAAAATGGTTGAATTAAGAACCGTAACATTATTTCAAAATATCGACGCATTAGGAAATTATTCAAACCCTCAATGGTTTTTAAGTTTAAACAGAAACCAATTAATAAAGTTTGTAAGAGAATTAGTAGATATATGGAGTTATAGAGCACCATTAACAATTGAAACAAAAAAAGAAATCTGTCCTCCTTCTGGTAATCCATTTTCAAGACTTCAAAATTATAATATTTTACAAACAATGGAAAATCTAGACGATGTTCGTAAGAATGTTTTAGATATTATCGATAAAATGGTAAATACAGGAACCAATAAAGATAATAAATGTTTGGGTGCGTTTTATGTTTTGGGTGCTATAACTTTAGTAAATAATGATGCTGCTACAACAATGCCATGGTTATATCAAGCTGTATGCTATATGTAAGTAGGTAGCTATTTTGAATAAATTTTTAAAAATAAAATTGATCATTAAAATACTTTAGACCATATACAATAACAAATAATATATTTAAGGCTCAAAACTATTTAAAAGGATATCATAGTAATATAGTATAATAGAATGCCAAGACAAAGCAAATCTAAGACTGAAGTCACTGAGACCACTCCTGCTGTTAATAACACTGTTTCTGAACAGACTACCGCTCCTGTAGTTAAGGCTAAGAAAGAAACTAAGCCTAAGGCTGTAAAATCTGAGACCCCTGTTGTTTCTACTGCCTCTGTTACTACTCCTGTTGTTGCTACTTCTACTCCTGCGGTTACTACTCCTGTTGATGCTGTTGAAGCTGAGACCAGTGACCTTGCAGCACAATCTACTGAGTTCCTTGTTAAGCTTAATCAGTTGAGTTCTCTTATTGCTTCATTGAAGACTGAGTATCGTTCTCTTGAGAAGAAATGGTCTCGTGAGATTAAGACTGCACAGAAGACTAATGCCAAGCGCAAGCGCAAGACTGGAAATCGTCAGCCTTCTGGTTTCGTTAAGCCTACCAAGATTTCTGATGAGCTAGCTAAGTTTTTAGAGAAGCCTGTTGGTTCAGAAATGGCTCGCACAGATGTCACTCGTGAAATCAATAAGTACATCCGTAGTCACGATCTTCAGGACAAGGAGAACGGTCGCAAGATTAACCCTGATGTTAAGCTTCAGACTCTTTTGAAGTTGAAGAAAACCGATGAGCTTACTTACTTCAATCTCCAGCGTTATATGTCTCCTCACTTCTCCAAGGCTGAGAAGGCAGTTGTTGCCACTGCTTAAAAATAAATAAAAATAAATAAAAATAAATCAAAACACATAAAA